GCTTTTGGTAGCTTAGCTGGCCACCTCAATCAAAGCCTAACTGTTGTAGACGTATACCCACGTATGGGAAACTCAAACGCTACAGTATCTAGCGGCACCGCTTACTTGACCTTCTTTACCCCGATGTGGAGCGCAACTATTAGCTCCCTATCAATTGTTTCTGCCAACACCGCGGGTTCAGGAACCTCTTTAGCACGTCTTGGCCTCTATATGTTTGACGGTACAACTGCAACCCTCGTTGCTCGCACCGCTAGTGACACCTCACTATTATCTACTACTAACACAGTGTTCACTAGAACTTTGTCAGATGTAGGCGGATACCCTGCAACTTACACTTTGCAGGCAGGCGTTAGATACGCTCTAGGATTTATCTTTGTAGGGGCTACCCCAGGAACTGTATACACCGCATTTGCAGCCCTACCTGCCGCTATTGGAGCACTAGCTCCTAGAGTGGTTGGAGCTGTACCACTACAGACTGACCTACCTACTACAAGCAATTCATTTACCGCAACGACCGTTATCCCGTGGGGAAGGCTATCATGAGTAAAATAAGCTTAGGAATTGATCCAGAGACTGGTGCCGAGAAGTTTGAGGTACGAGACGAAGAGGGAAACGTAATAGGTTACGACCTAGTATATACTGAAGAATAACATTCTCTAGGGGGCGTACTATGAAGATAGCAGTTTACTCAATAGCTCTTAATGAGGAGCAGTTTGTAGAGGCCTGGTATGAATCGGCTAAAGAAGCTGACTACCTTCTTATTGCTGACACTGGTTCTACTGATGGGACTATTGCCCTTGCTAAGAGTCTTGGGATAAATGTAGTACCCATCTCAATTAAACCTTGGAGATTTGATGATGCTCGTAATGCTAGCCTCGCTTCTATCCCTGGGGATATTGACTACTGTATTGCTCTGGATCTCGACGAAGTTTTAGTCCCTGGGTGGCGTGCTCACCTAGAAGCTGTCCCAACACAAACAACCAGACCTAGATATAAATATACCTGGAACTGGAAAGATGATGGAACCCCTGGTCTTCAATATGGCGGGGACAAGATCCACTCACGTCACGGATACCGTTGGAAGCATCCAGTACACGAAGTACTAACCACAGACAGAATTACTCAACTTGAACACTGGATTGGGTTAGAGATCCATCACCATGCTGATAATGCAAAGCCTAGATCTCAGTACTTACCCCTATTAGCTCAGTCTGTTGTAGAAGATCCCTATGATGATAGAAACGCTTTTTACTATGCCCGAGAACTATTCTTCTACGGTCAATACGAGGATTCTGTTAAAGAGTTCAAGCGCCACCTAGAACTTCCTAGAGCTACCTGGAAACCTGAACGTGCCGCCTCTATGAGGTACATTGCTAAGATGGAATCAGATTGGCAAGCTGCCCACGAATGGCTTGGCAGAGCGCATCTAGAAGATCCGACTAGGCGTGAGCCTTTGGTAGAGGCTGCAAAGCTTCTATATGAAAATGCTGCCTGGACAGCATGTCTCCAAGCTGCTGAGCTAGCTATATCTATACAGGAGAAGCCTTTGGACTATCTATGTGAAGAGTTTGCTTGGGGGTCAGATCCCTATGACTACGCAGCTATTTCAGCATATAATCTAGGAAAGTTCGAGAAAGCCATGCAATACGGAAGTAAAGCGGTAGAATTAAACCCAAACGATCCGCGTCTTGTTAAGAATTTGTCTTTTTATTCGAAGGAGAGCCTAGATGGCCACAACATATAAGATTCTTGCTCAGTCAGCTCCCGCAGCAACTACTCCGGCGCTTCTATACGGCCCGGTAGCTACAGGCATCTCCACTGTCGTCTCAACTATCGCAGTATGCAATCGCGGCAGTGCCTCCCTAACATACCGTATCTCCTTACGTCAAGCGGGTGAGGCAGACGCCACTAAGCAGTATTTAGTATACGACGCAACTCTCCCAGCAAACAGCACAGCTACGTATACTCTTGGAGTAACGCTTGGCGCAGCCGATTCAATCTTTGTTTACTCTTCTTCTGCAAACGCTACTTTCCAAGCGTTTGGTTCGGAGATCTCAGCATAATGGCCGTACAACTAAACGGTCAAGAAATTGGCCCAATTAAATTTACAGATAGCAAGCCAGGTAAAACAATCCACGTAGGCTTGGCCAGCCCAATCAATCCAGTTGATGGAGATGTCTGGATTGACTCAGATGCCCTCAACAATGCTGGTAAGAATCTAATTCAAAGTATTGACCTATCTACAGGCGGCACTACTAAGACCTGTAACGTAAGCTCTGACTATAAAGACGTAGAGATTATTATTAGAGGTTTAAATATTAGTGCTAACGCTAGCTTAATTGTAAGAGTTAACGGAGATCTCACAGCTAACTACTCTGACTCTTTAAATACTATATCTAACGCCCTATTTACCGTAGATAGTATAAAGTCAGGATCTACTACTGGTTTTGTAAAGATTAATCTATATGATACTTCCAATACCACAACCCATAAAATTGGTAGAATTGAGGGAACTTACGTAGGAAGCTCTCTTAACTTACCTAGGTTATTTTTAAATTCAAGCTCATATATAAATACAAACTTGGTAACCTCTATTACCTTGACCTTGTCTGCAGGAGCTTTTGCAGGTGGAACAATACTAGTGTACGGAGTAAACTAATGGGACTAAGACGTTGGAATAAAGACACTCTATCCTGGGAGTCATTTGGTACCCCTCAAATAAACCCCGCAACTATTGGGGCTGCTCCAGCACTACACGCTGTGCAGCATTTAGTTGGCGGAACTGATGCAATCACCCCTACAGGTATCGGTGCTGTTGCAGCATCCTCCGGAGTAGTAACCTCTGCCCCAACTAACTCAACTGTTGTTAGGAATATTACCGTATCCACTTCAACCCCATCAGGTGGAAGCGATGGAGACGTCTGGCTGAAGTATACATAAGCCATGGCCGCGTACGTAAAAGTAAACGGTACCTGGCGACTTGTAGCGGAAGATAACCAACAGACAACGTTTGATGGAAATAATGCCGTTGTCACTGGAGGTTGTGGGTACGTAAAAGTAGGCAGTACCTGGAGAGCTTTATCTAACTCCTACGTAAAAGTAGCAGGTACTTGGAGAAACGTTTGCTCTGGAACACAACCACCAACACCCACACCAACTCCAACACCTACGCCTACTCCTACGCCTACGCCTACTTCACCACCTACGTGTACAAATCCAAACTATTGCGGAACTATTATTTACTCTGATGGGGCGCAAGTAACCATTAATGCACTAAATGGGACCTTTAATGGTTCTTTACAAACAGAGGCTTGCGGAAATGGTGGAACACGTACTAAAGCTTATACCTGCGTTACTCCCGCTAGCTGTCCAAACATCTCTGTTGGTGCAGGGCAATGTATTGGTGGAGGCACCGGCTGTACTATGCCATCTGTTGTTGGTCAAGCTGAACTAGCAGCAGCCCAAGCTATTAACGCCGCAGGACTTTTGTACGAGTTTACAAATTATCTTAATAATTCTCAAGGAGCAACAGCTCAAAATAACGGTACCGTTGCAGCTCAAAGTCCTGCTGCAAACACGTTAACTACTTGCGGTACCAATACAACACTGACTATTTATAATTACACTGAGCCCCAACAGCTTACGTATTGTCCTTCATTAGGTTACAACGTCCCTACTAGTGGGTATCCAGGTAACTGTCCCGGTGCTCAAACATGTAGCTGTGCCCCATTAACTACCACTCCGTCTACACAATCAGTCTCTACCTCTGTGTGTGCCTCTGGAACTCAGAATACAACTGTCAACACTTATAACTCTTGTTGCGTAAGTAACGGTACAGTTTCCTCTACCACCGTAGTGGTAGCTGGATCTTGCGTAGCCTCACAAACTTGTTCTGGGGCGAATTGCTCAGAAGCCTTCTGTCAAACTTGCGACTCATCATTGAGTTCCACAGGAGAGCGCTCAGTATCGACATCTATATGTACTTCTGGAATCATGAATACGTATACTTGTTACACCCCAGGATCCTGCGCTAACATTACATCTGACACTGGCTGTAAACCAGCTACTCAAAACTGTACCCCTGTCTACTCTTACAACGAGTACAGAGCTTCTTGTGGAGCATCTGTAGCCATCTATGTAAACCCTTGTACGGGAGCAGAATCCTTTACGTGCCCTACCCCAACGCCTACGCCTACTCCTACGCCTACGCAAAACTGTAATACATGCGTAAGTTATGGAGGCTCTTGTGGGCAGTACGGAAATGGAACGTGGTGTATAACCCCAGGTAGTTGTCCGAATATCTGCCAGGGAGACGCCCCAACACCTACTCCTACCCCATGTACTACATTCTTCTGCTCCAGCGTTGGCGAGTACCTATGCGTAGGTGACTACTGCCCAAGTGGCGGTGGTGGCACTCCAACTCCAACTCCAACTCCAACACCTACTCCAACACCTACTCCAGTACCTAATTGTGGCTTCTGTCCTGAGTTTGCAGGGTGCTTCTGCGCCAATGCAACTTCGTGTATATGCTAGACTTATAAGTATACTTAGGAGAATAGATGACTATACATAAATTTGCTATTGTAGTTGAGGGCGAGGTAGCCGGAACTATCAGTATTGATGACACAAATACTTTACCAGCTGCTAGTAGGCACATAGCCGCATACAGCTCGGACCCAAAGATTATTCCAGTTCCTTCGGATTTAGAAGTAGAGTATGGATGGTCTTATGAAAACGGCACCTTTGTAAGCCCCCCCACCGACGTTGCAGAATCTGACGAAGTTGCGTTAGGATAGTCCTATGTCTAATGAACAAACACCCTGGCAAAAATATAA